TGACACTTGGAAAGATTATTATTTTAGCGAAATAAAAAAACGTTGGAATATATGAAACCGCATTCATTAAAACATCGTAAAAAATTAAGTTTGGCACTTAAGGGTAGAAAATTAAGTAAAGAACATAGAAAAAAAATAAGTGAAGTACAAAAAGGTAGAAAATTATCAGAAAAAACGAAAAAGAAAATCAGCAAATCAGTTAGTGGTAAAAATAATGGGTTTTATGGTAAAAGACATACTGAAAAAATAAAAAAAAGAATTAGTGATAAAAATAATGGTCGTATACAATCAGATGATGAGAAATTAAGGAGAGCTGAATCGTTGAAAAATTTTTGGGAAGAACATCCAGAGAGGAGAAAAGAATGGAGTAAACGTTTTTCTGGTGAAAATAGTCCATGTTGGCTTGGTGGTGTATCTCCATATTTGCCTGAATGGACAGATGACCTTAGAGAGAGTATTAGAAAAAGAGATAATTATATTTGTCAAATGTGTGGAATCCACCAGAATGAATTGATATATAAACTTGATGTTCACCATAAAGACTATAATAAAGACAATCTTAATCCAAATAACTTAACTACTCTCTGTAGAAGTTGTCACATGAAAACTAATTATAATCGAGATTATTGGATTAAATATTTTAATAACAATGAATAAAAATAATAATCTTTGTTCAGTAATTATTCCAGCCCGTAAAGAGAGATGGCTAGATAAAACTATTAAAGAAATTCAAGATAACTTCTTAGAAGATTTTGAGATAATAGTAACCTTAGATGGTAAAGATGATAAACGGATTGATGGGGTGAAGTACATTTACAATAAAAAATCAAAAGGAATGCGGACTGCCATAAACCAAGCAGTTGCTGTTGCTAAAGGAAAATACTTATTGAAGTTAGATGCTCACTGCAAGGTATCTGAGGGTATAGACAAGATTTTAAAAGCAGACCACAAACCTAATTGGGTACAGATACCGAGAAGAAAGCGATTGAATAGTAAGAAGTGGGAAATAATTACAGACGAAGGTCCTGATATAGATTATATGTTTTTGAATGAAGATTTTATTGGTGGAAAGTGTGGTGGTAAAAACAGAAATAAAGAGTTAAAGAAAAAGTTGATTGATAATACGGAAGCGTTCCAAGGAAGTTTCTACTTTATGGAAATGGCGTACTTTAAGAAGTTGGGATTATTAGATGATATTAATTTTGCTGGTTCAGGAAACGAAGCGTCTGAAATAGCACTAAAAGTTAAACACGACGGAGGAGAGATAATTAGGAATAAAAAAGTTTGGTATGCTCACGCTAGAATGTGGCGTTACTACTCCACGGATAGGTCTAAAAGCAGGGAATATATAAAGATTTTAGCTGATAAATATGGATATTAAAAAAGTTGAAGAATTTAGAAGAAATGATTTAGCTAGGAAATTTGCCAAACTAGGATACACTAAAGGCGTTGAAGTTGGTGTGTCTAAAGGGAAATTTTCTAAGATATTAGCTAGGTCAAACTCAAAATTAGAATTGAAATCTATTGACCCATTTAAAATTGTATATGAAGATTCTAGTACAATTAAACTTGGGGAAGAAGGACAGAATCAAATATACGAAGCGGCTATCACGAGGTTAAAACCATATAAGAATTGTGAAATTATTAAAAAGACTAGTTTGGAAGCAGTCGTAGATTTTCCTTACGAATCAATAGATTTTGTTTATATAGATGGTTCACATGAATTTGATTATGTAATGACTGATATTATTGAGTGGGCTAAACGAGTGAGAAAAGGTGGCATTGTATCTGGTCATGATTATTGCAGAACTTACGCAGATGTTCGTAGAGCCATAGAGAATTATTGTGAAGCGCATAAGATTGAAAAATTGTATTTAACTTCTAACAATACACCAAGCTGGTGGTTTGAAAAAAAATGAATATAGGAATCTTGTACTATTCAGAAAATAAACTTGACGGAATGAAGCTCAACGACCTTTGCCGAGAAACAATTTTAACTTCAAGCTTACCGATAACAAGTGTGACTCAGAAACCGATTGATTTCGGCACAAATATTGTTTATACAAAGATGAGAGGTCGAAGTCATACGCTACTTTACAATCAAATACTTACAGGTTTAAAAGCCGCACCACAGGAGTATTTATTCTTTTGCGAACACGACGTTTTGTACCACCCCAGTCATTTTAAGTTTAGACCGTCGAGAGATGATACTTATTACTATGATAATAATGTTTATAAATATCGCCTAGCAGATAGGAAGATTGTTTCATACGATTGCAGTTGGTTATCCCAGATTTGTTCTAACAGAAAGCTTTTAATAGAACATTACGAAAAAAGACTTGCGATGATAGCTAACGGAGAACGAGCCTATGGCTGGGAGCCTGGAACTGGACAGAGCAGAAAGATAGATAAAGTTCGTTCTGAAAGGTGGGAAAGTGAATATCCAAGTATAGACGTTAGGCATGGAGGTAACTGGACTGGTGTTCAAAGAATGAGCCAAGACGAATTTAATAATAAAAAATACTGCCAAAACTGGAAAGAAGTTACGGTTGACACTATTCCATATTGGGACAGAGAATTGCTACTAAGCTTATGAAAATAATGACTGATAAAATAAGCGAGATATTAACAAAATATGCGTGGACTTCTGATAATACTCACGGCACTGATAAAAATAGATGTAAAAAATGGGGTCATTGTTACGGCAAAGCCTACGACCATATTTTTGAGAAATTTAATAAAGATGACAAACTAGACATTATAGAAATTGGAATAGAGTTTGGTGGTAGCTTAATTGCTTGGAAAGAATTTTTCCCAAACGCTAATGTAACAGGTATTGACATTGAAGATAAGGTACCGAAGAAAAGAGATAACATTGAGTATATTATTTCTGATTTTAAAGATTTAAAGATTAAAAAGGAATACGATATTGTCATTGACGATGGTAGCCATAGATTGAGTGATGTAGTTAAGGCGGTAAAAAAATTCAAGTTAAAGGTAGGTGGAGTAATGATTATTGAGGATTGCAAAGCACCAGCTCATTGGTTTGAAAAGATAAAGAAAAATACTAAATATACTATTGAGCTTATTGATTTGCGTGAGATGTACGGACAGAGCGATGACTATTTAATTATTTTAAGAAATTATGGGTATGAAGAGATTCTCTAATTATCAATATGTCTTTGGTGAGATGAATGAAAGAGATAAGCAAGAAGTAGGTAGTAAGTTTTGGAACGAAGGTAAGTTTGAAAACTTTGTACTTCCTTTTTTGCCTGATGATTGTAGTGATATGACCTTTGTCGATATTGGTTGCAACCACGGTATATTCTTGAAACTCGCAGAAGAAAAAGGTTTTAAAAAAGTAGTAGGATTTGATTCAAGTAATAGGGTCGTTAAGAAGGCTCGTAAGTGGAGAGATATGAATGGCAGTAAATACGATATAAAATCCTGCTCTGTTGAGCATTGTATTGGTGAATTGCCAGTAGTTGATTATTTAGTTTTATCTAATGTTCATTATTACGTTATGTTGAATCACTGGTTGGATTTTGTGAGAGAACTTAAAAGTAAAGCTAGACATTGTATAATCATAACTGCCAAAAAGGACAGGAAGCCAGTATCTAAGGCTTCGGCTGATGTTCCTAACATACGGGATTATTTTAAAGATTGGGAAGAAATGGGATTTATTGAGCCTTCACTTGAAGGAGACCCTTATCCTAGAAGGCTTTGGGGGCTATGTTTTAAAAATCCATTATTAGATAGAGTGTTATTGGAAGATATTAATTGCGGTAATAATGCTCAAGATGGTTTCTATGATGAGTTGGATAGTGGTAAGTCTCCTGAAAAAACAAAGTATTATGAATTTATAAAAGATTATCGTGCATCAAAATGGTCAAAAGAAGTAGTAGCAAAATATATTAGAGGTAAGTCGGATATTTACGATGATGTTAAAAAAGATGGTTTTAAAAAGCCTTTAATAATAAATAGTAATGGAAGAATCGGAGACGGAAATCATAGATATTATATGTTAAAACATCTCGGTAATAAAAGCGCTATTGTAAGAAAGGTATTATGATTTTACTGAGCAGTTTTTACAACGAGGAATATTTACTACCTTGGTGGCTTGAACATCACAAAAAGATATTTGAACACGGAGTACTTATAAATTATTTTTCAACAGATAGGTCGGTAGAGATTATTAAAAAGATTTGTCCGACTTGGGAGGTCAGAGATACAAAAAATAAAGATTGGGATTTCAAAAATAATGACAGAGAGTGGATGGAGGTTGAGAAAGAGTTTAATGACTATAAGATGATTCTAACGACCACTGAATTTTTAATGGGAGTGCCAGAGTTACTAACAAAGCCAACAGCTTTTGCCATACCAATGATGAGAATGATTGACAATGAGCCAGAAAAAAAACCGACTTATGATAAGCCATTAGTAGAGCAAAAACATTTTGGTTTTATTGATAAGAGTGCTAATAAATACAGATTTTTACATAACCATCCTAGTGGTAAGTATGGTCTTGGTAGACACAGTACTAAACACGAAACAACAAAATCTTCCGAGTGGATTTACAAATATGTTTTTAGTCCTTGGACAGAAGAATTTATAGAAAGAAAATTGAGGATGGGAGATTACATGAGTCAGGAGGATAAAAGGTTTGGGCGAGGGAATCATCACACATGGAAGAGAAATAAATTAGAAGTAAAATATAATAAAGCATTAAAGTATGGAATTAAGCATTATAATCCCGAGTCGCTGTGAAATGTTTCTCAAGCGAACAATCGAAGACATTCTAAAAAACATAGAGGCAGACACAGAAGTTATTGCGGTTTTAGATGGAGAGTGGGCTGACCCTGGTGTACCACAAGACGAGCGAGTAAATATAATCTATTTACCAAAAGCAGTTGGTCAACGAGAAGCGTCTAATATAGCCGTTAGATTAAGCAGGGCTAAATATGTTATGAAACTTGACGCGCATTGTTCTTTTGATAAAGGATTCGACCGCAAGATGATTGAGTTTATGGAACGAGTCGGTGATGATGTTGTGTCAGTTCCGATTATGCGGAATCTTTGGGCGTTTGATTGGAAATGTAGAAAATGCGGTTGGAAGAAGTACCAAGGTCCAACACCCCAGAAATGCGAGAAATGTGGTAGCACAAAAATAAGACGCAAGATGATGTGGGTTGGTAAAGAGAGACCGCAGAGTAAATCTTACTGCTTTGACGCAGAACCACATTTTCAATACTTTAATCAATTTACTAAACGACCAGAATTTAAAAAGTATCTAGCAAAGAATGGTTATACTGAAACGATGTCACTGCAAGGAAGTTGCTTCATGAGTACAAGAGAGAAATACTGGAAATGGGAACTTTGTGACGAGAAGGCAGGTAGCTGGGGCAATCAAGGAATTGAAGTGGCTACTAAGGCAAGATTGGCTGGTGGTAGAGTATTGGTTAATAATGATACTTGGTATGCGCATATGTTTAGAACTCAAGGTGGAGATTTCAGTTTTCCTTATGAACAAAAAGGTAGACAAGTTCAAAAAACAAAACAATATATTAAAGATTTATTCTGGGGAAATAAGTGGGAGAATCAAATATATCCGCTATCAAAAATTATAGAGCAATTTTGGCCTGTAAAAGGGTGGGAAGATAAAGATTTGAAGGAATTAAAAAAAGGTGAGATGGAAGTAAAACGAGCAGGAATTTATTCAATAAAAAATCTTATTAGTGGAAAGGTTTATATTGGTTCGGCGATAAATTTGGCACAACGGTTCTGTGAACATTTACGGATGCTTAGAAGAAAAGACCACGATAATAGATATTTACAGTCTGCTTGGAATAAATATGGTGAAGATGAATTTACTTTTAACATAGAATATTTTTGTGACGCAAAGAGCTTATTGAAGCACGAACAGAAATTTATTGATTTTTATAAGAAAAAAATCGGTTGGCGACAAATGTATAATCTGAATCCAATCGCGGGTTCTAACATAGGGAGAAAACATAGACCAGAATCTATTGCTAAAATGAGTCAACAACAAAGCGGTGAAGGAAACGGTTTTTATGGGAAAAAACACACTCCTGAAACTATACAGAAGATAAGGGAGGCTCGTCTAGGAAAACCCGCATGGAATGAAGGAATTCCTCACACAGAAGAAACTAAAGAGAAAATTAGTAAGGCAAAAATTGGAAGTGTTAGTTGGAATGAAGGATTGACAAAAGATACTGATGAAAGAGTTAAGAGATATGCTGATAAGTTAGTTGGTAGGGAGTTAAGTGAAGAACACATTAAAAAACTTATTGAAATAAATACAGGTAAAAAACTTTCAGAAAAAACAAAACAAAAAATAAGTAAAGCACACAAAGGAATACCAAAATCAGAAGAGCACAACAGAAAGAATAGCGAAGCGCATAAAGGTAAGATATTCACCGAGGAACACCGCAAGAACATAAGCATAGCCCAAAAGAATAACCCAAGACCAAGAGACAAAAAGAATGGAAAATTTAAAATAGATAAATAAGTTAAATAAGAATATGGCATCAGCTTCACTAAGTCCAAGTATTAGTTCATCTCTCAGCCCGTCGCTGTCATCTTCTTTGAGTCCCTCTTTATCGCCATCAATATCACCAAGTATTTCACCTTCAGTTAGTCCTTCTGTCTCATTTCTTGATAAGGAGAATAATGCCGATACAACATTGGCAGAAGATATCGCGATAGGCGAAACAGCGTGGGACGTTACAGATGGTTCAGTTTTTCCAACAACAAATGGTTATAACTTTTTAGTAACTTGTTGGGACGAAGCATCATATCCTGACCCAGACAATGACCCGAACATGGAAATTGCTAGATGTACGCAGAGAGTAGGCAATACATTGACAGTGATAAAGAATCAAGAAGGCACAGGCGATAATGCTCATAGTTCAGGCGATAAGGTTGCCATGCTTATTACAGCGGGCACTCTTAATGAAGCTTTTGACCAAAATCTAAAGGTTGCCGATAGCGTTGAATTTGCTAAAACTTATACGGGATACGATTCCAAGTTTTATTCCGCCGACTCTTCGTTAGAGATAAAAGAAATTGTTGTAGCTCCTGGCGTATTCGATGCTCACGTTGTGATGCTTAAAGGTACTTCTGATGTATTGGGAAGTTCTGTTGCATTTGCAGATGAATTAGT